CTAAAGGGACTGAATAGGGACAAATTTATTTATTTTGTCCATCATTTGTTTACCAATCTTATCAGTAGCATGAGTGTAAACTTTTATGGTTGTATTGACATCAGTGTGCCCAACTCTATCCATAATGGATTTGAGTGGTATTCCTAATTCGGCTAATAAAGTAATGTGTGCATGCCTGAATGAGTGGCTAGTAATTACTATACCATATAATTTTTCAGATGTCTTTTTGATCCTACGATTTATTGTATTTATTGAAAGGTGTTTCCCTTTATTAGTAATGAAAACAAAATCGCTTCGTAAGTCATTTGTATTTTGGTAATTTAACTCTTCGACTAGCAACTCTTTAACCCTCAGAGGTATGTCTATTGTTCGATATGAGCCGTCGTTCTTAACAGAACCTAATTCAGCATTTGCATGCCCGTTTGTTGTGTAGTCGAGAGTATACTCAATCTTTATCTTTAATTTTTCAAAATCAATATGATCCCATCTAAGCGCTAGTAACTCTCCTGGTCTCATTCCTGTTAAAAAAATAATCTCAGAAAAGTTTGCGATATGATTACCATAAATAGGATTTCTTAACTGTTCAATGATTTTTTGGTTTTGTTCAGTTTCTAGATATCTATCTTCAAGCTGCTTTTTTGACATCTTTTTACGTTTAGGGGTGACAACATTTTTCATTGGATTAGACATAATATACTCCATTCTAACAGCGTAATCAAGCATCATATTGAGTGGTTGTTTAATTAAATTGATGGTATTATCTGAATATCTGTCCTTCAAATAATCTATAAATTTTTGTAGTAATCTAGCATCAATATTCTTTACGAGCACATCATCTCCGATAAAATCCTTAATCTTTTCAATTGGGTGCCTGTAAACTTTCATGGTTCTTGCTTTTACAGTTTTTGAATGTGATGTCTTCCACTCTTCTACCAATTGTCCAAATCGAACAAATTGATCTCCGGAAGATTTTATCCTGTATTCAATTATCTCATTAAGTAATCTCCGTGCCTTTGTTTCGGATTGTTTTGTATATCTATCAAGCGTGACATAAGCCCGTTGACGTTTTCCTGTATAAGGGTCTTTATAATATTCGATAAACTTTATATTGCCATTTGCTTGTTTTTCGTGCCACATTGTTTTTTACCTCATTTTCTGTTAAAATGAGTACAGTAAAGAGACCTACTTAAAGCAGGTTTTTACTATACTAGATTCGCCTCACGCTCGCACCGACCAAAGTTGAGCGGGGGGCTTTTTTTATTTCCCGAACCAAATCGGAAAAGCAATACCTATCAAGGCGATAATAATACCGATAGCCCAATACATAAATTCTTTTTTATTTTTCTGTTGATCAGTCACTAGATTTAGCTTGAAATCTGACAACATTTTTTCTGTATTTAATCGTTGTTTTTCAAAACCATCATCGATTTTTTGCTCAAGCTTTTCAAATTTTAAATCAACTTGTTTAAACCCGTCGTCTATCTTTTGATGCATAGCTTGGAATTTAATACTAGATTCTTTCATTAATGCTTCAAATTTCAGATCAGATTTTTCTGAGCTATTTCGGATTTCATTACTAATTTTATCTAATTTTAAGTCTATCTCATTTTTGCTATAAGTATTGTTTGACATAATAGTTTCCTCCCTGTGAGTTTCTAAGTCTATTATATCATTATTTTGGGCATCGATGTTGGAGGTTTCGGGCTTGTATAGTTTAGGATATTCGTTCATTATTATTACTCTCCAAAGATGTAATAGTTTGAATGTTTATCTAACAAGTCGCCCTCGCTATCCAAAAGCGTAAGCGCAAGGCAATAGTCACCTGGACTGTCTATGTTAAAAGAAAAATCAAGTTTAGTTGCTACTGTCCCATATCCTTCATACGGAAAAAATGTATTATGTCTCTCTGCGGAGATGGTGACAGTAGTCTGATTGCTGGATAGTGATAGTAAGTCTTTGATATGATTATTTTGTCTTCTATCGTTTATTTTAGTTGCTGTTATTTGAAATAGATAGGTTTTGCTTTGCTTAATATTATACAATTCAAACTCAACTATAATGGGCAATATAAGAGGATAACTCGTGCTTGTCGCATACCCTGAAAGTCTTGAGTTATCACTTCGTAAAATATTTACATTATTTATTTTTTCAGTTTCCATGCCTATCTCCTTAACTAATTAAAAACTCTAATTCTTCCTTGACCATCACTTCGTCAGCGATTGAGGTCAGTTCATACTTTTCCATGAATTGGATGTAGTTGAAATCCTCCATATTATCCCAATAGGATAATTCTTCTTTTAAGAGATGGTGTATCATACATCTATCTGCTTGTAGCTCTGCTTTTTCTTTGTTTAGTTTGTAATAACTCGCAGTATGTTCTCTATGTCCTAGTTCATGATAGATGACTTTGTGTTTATATATACCGTCAAGATAGGTGTCAATCGCAATGACGTTGTGCTTTTTATTAAACATTCCAGGGGTGTTTGCACCCCTACCGTCAAAGTACACTAAATCGATGCCTTTTTCCTGACAGACTGTTTCTGGTGTCATCATAGAGCAGTCCTCTCTATTTTCTATTTTTGATGCGCGTTTCCAATATAGATGTGATAAGGTCTATATCCTCGTCGTTGAGTTCGTGACCGTCGAAGAAGAAAGTCTCTTCTGCATCTTTTTTTAGATCAATTGCGACCGAAGCGTGTCCATCTTTCGCAATAGCAGGATTATCAGTGCGACCAAGTAAATAATCCGTTGATACGTGAAAGTAGTCAGCAATTTCTTGAAGACGATCTGACTTCGGATTTCCCTTTTTTAAACTATAAAGGTAATTAGTACTAAAATTTAGTTTTAATTCTAGTTCATTAAGAGAAATACCTTGTTTGTCAGCTAATTCTTTGATTCTGTCAAATGCTAAAAACATTGTTATAACAACCTTTCTAAGCATTACAAAAAAATATTTTAAAATTAATTCTAAAATATGTTGACAAAATTTATAATTAGTTCTAAAATATAAAATGTAAAGCGAATGAATAAGCGAAACAAAAAGCAAAAAATAAAACTAAAAAAATAAAGTTTGGCGACTTGAAGTATTAGTATTATAAGCTATTTGTTTAGGTTTTTCTTATACACTGATTTTAAAACTAATTTTAAAAAAAGTCAACAAAAAATCTAAAATATTTCGCAAAAAAATTCGCTTTACTTTTAAAAAGTGGAGTGAAAGGAGAATACATGAGCAAACAACATCAGAAGTGGGTCGATTTAGTAGAGCAACGCTTGAAAGAAAAAGATTGGTCAAAAGCTGATTTAACTCAAGCCGTTGGTTTAAGAAGTCAAGGGACTATCACTGATCTTTTAAATAAAGGTAAAGGAAGTGCTGAATTAAAAATCAAAGTATCTAAGTTACTCGGCATTCGTGAACCATGGGAAGAATTTGAAGGAAGCTAGAAATGAGGTAGCATGGACGAACAAATTTTATTGACATTATTATTATCAACCATCTTTTCGTTGATTTCGTACATCGTTGTCACGACATCAGTTGATAGAAAATCAAAGAAAATGCGTGATGAGATGTATAAGAGGGTTTGGGAAAACTACAAAAAAAGAAGTAGCAAGTAGCCTACTTCTGTGATTGGTTGAATATATCTGTTTTTTCTATATGTTTAGATAAGGCAGGCGCCATAGCCGTCCCTAGAATAGACATAAATTCTTTCGTGACAGTATTTGTTAACTCAGCTTCTGAGTGTTTTTGAATATTTTCCAGTTCAAGTCTATGCGCTTCTTGCATTTTTTCTAACTCGTGCTGATGATTCTTTTTCATTTGCTCAAAATCTTTTTGAAATTGTTTTTGGAGATTATCTAATTCATGCTTGTGAGCAAGTCGAGCCATTTCAACATCGTGATTAAATTGTTTTTCCAAGGATTTAATATCTGTCCGATTTTTCATCCAGGAAGCGCCGAAACTGAGTAAACCAGTTATAGCAGCTGGAATAGCAGCAGTAGCAAATGTCAACCAAAATTGAAAATTTTCCATAATAATACCTCAATACCTCGCATTTTTATTTAAATTATACCACAGAAAGGGGATGGGTGAATGCAGATTCTTCTGTATAAATTGCGAAAAGAAAAAGGAATTTCACAAGAAGAGATGTCCAAAGTTATTAATAAGTCTTCTGACACTTACCGAGATAAAGAATTAGGTAAAAGAGACTTCACGCAGAGTGAAATGTTCAAAATCGCCAATTTCTTTTACAAAGAATTAGGCGAAATTTTTATACCATGAACTTCACGAAACATGAAACTAGAAAGGACACTATGAACGAACTAATCAACATTACAGTAAACGACAATCACGAGCCAGTTGTCAGTGGTCGTGATTTGCACAAAGTGCTTGAAATTAAAACACAATATACAAAATGGCTTGAGCGAATGAGCGAATATGGTTTCGTTGAAAACGAAGACTTCATGGCTATTAGTCAAAAAAGACTAACAGCTCAGGGCAATCAAACTGAATATACAGACCACATTCTAAAACTAGATATGGCAAAAGAAATTGCGATGTTGCAACGGAATGAAAAATCTAAGCAAGTCCGCAAGTATTTTATTCAAATCGAAAAAGACTTCAATAGCCCCGAGAAAATTATGGCAAGGGCGTTGCTGATGGCAGATAAGAAAGTGCATAAATTAGAGGCTCAGATTGAGGCGGACCGTCCCAAGGTACTGTTTGCAGATGCTGTAAGTGCTAGCCATGCTTCTATCCTAGTCGGAGAACTTGCAAAGTTACTCAAGCAGAATGGGGTAAATATTGGAGCAACACGTCTCTTCGCTTGGCTTCGTAAACACGGCTATCTTATCAAGCGCAATGGCCGCGATTGGAATATGCCTACTCAGAAAAGCGTAGAGCTTGGTCTTATCAGGGTCAAGGAAACTAGCATTACCCATTCTGATGGCCATATTACAGTAAGCAAGACACCTCTGGTAACCGGAAAAGGTCAGCAATACTTTATCAACAAATTCCTTAATCAGGAATATCTGCCAGTTTAGAAACGTAACAAAACCAACGAAGGGAGAAAATATGCCAGAGGATTTAATCAAACAACTAGAAGCTGGTTCAGAATTTCTAGCAAAGACATGTTTACATAGCAAGATTATTATCACGGTGGATGGTGTTCGGCTTGTGGAAACAAAAGAGTTCCACCCAGTGAGCGGAACTCTACTAGATTAGACAATACGTGTATAAGTGTGTATCTTAGCTAATCTATGAATATTTGAGCCAACAGACCCAACAAGAACAGAACGGTATTCCGTTTGGCTTACATTGTGATAATGGTAAATAGAACCATTATTAAACTCAACTTCCAAAGTGTTATTTTCCCAACCAACACTTCGGACGTTACTAGATGAAACGTATTGACGTTGCATAACTTTTCCTCCTTTCGTAATGATAGCTTTATTATAGCACGCAGGAGGAACTACACAGATAGAAAGGAAACCACATGAGACCAAAACGATATCCGTATCAAAAAAATAAATTAATTATCCAGTCGAAAAACGCAAAGACAAAAATTGAATTAGATAGCGGAAAAATAACTATCAATGCTGAAGAAATCAAGGTTGATGATTTAGTAAACAAAATTTCAAAAGTGCGACTAGCCAATAAAGAAATAGCTAAAACTATCGGTCAAGATAAAAAGTCTACTGAAACAGTAGACTCTAGGATTTCACAACTTGAAAAAGAGGTCGAAGGATTGAAAGGAGTTGTTGGAACAGCATATCGACTTGCTACAGAGACTTATCATCGAATCTCCAAACAATCTTCTACCTCAGTAACTGAGTAGCCGTTGTTCTGAAGTTCCTGGATTATTTCGTCTTTAGGAATTTTAAACTCCTTAGGATATATATAAGCAACATAGTCTGTTCTGATTGGATCTTCAAATACATATTTTAAAACAGTATCGATAGTATCCCAATCTTTGTAAACTTTTTGAATTTCATTCTTTGGAGTTAATTTACTTAATTATAACATAAGAGAGGTAGCAAATGGAAGTGTACACAGTCGAAAAAGTCAATATTGCTCCAATACTTCTGAACGACGAAGCAGCAGCGCTTGCGTTTAGCTTACGACCTGAAGAGGTAGGAACAATTAGAAGAGAGATGCAAAAAATGCCTCGCTGGGATTCTCAGCTATACAACTATGGGAAACTGATGAAAGCCGAAGTGTTAGAGAGCTATCTTGCATATCGAGGCACAGAAGAGTGGAAAAAAGAATATAAGAAAGCGACAGGAAAGACAAAATGAAAAACTTATTTAACTTTATTTTTGCAAAACCAAAAAAACAGAAAAATCAAAGCGGAAAGGATGGAAATAACAAATGACAAAAGACAAGAGAACAGGATGGTTAGCTGAGTTAAATCCAGGAGATAAAATTATCTTAGTAAATAATCCGCGATGGTTTAAAACATCAAGAACAGTTAGAGCTGTTTCTAAAATCACACCAACAGGTCGAATCAATATTGATAACTTTCAATTTATGCCAGATGGCGTTTGTTTAAACGGCAACAATTATTATCTAGAAGAGGCAACTGATGAAGTTATATCAGAGGTTTTGAAAGAAAATGAATATAGACATTTTCGCAATTCAGTGATTGAAAAATTTGAATCAAAAATTAAAGAAGACGATTTACTGACAACAGATCAACTAAAAGCAATTGATACTATTTTAAATAACTAATTTTAGAAAGGAGGCACTCAATGCCAAACAACGCATCAGCAATCGAAAAAATTAAGAAGTATCTGCCTACAAAAGTATATTCAACTTCTGAGTTAGCTTTGACACTCGTTCAGACTTTAAACGGTTTGTATTAAATCCAACGCATAGAATCGTATTCATTGATTACGAAGGATTCAAACTGTTTGTACAATGGAAATCTCGCAATCATTATAAAACAAAAAAAGAGACACTGCCAGAAATGCTTGAAAATATTAAATTCGAAAAAAGAGTAGGAGTATAACATGAAACTATTAGATTTTATTTTTACAAAACCAAAAAAACAGGAAAAATCAAAATGGACGATTGAAAGTAACGGTTGGGAAGCTAATGCACGTAGATATAACCAAAAGCACGGTTTACCTGCTAAACAAATTTAGTAGGAGACGCATAACATGAATAGAATAAAAGAGTTACGCAAGGAAAAAAAAGCATCTCAAAAAGAGATAGCGGATTTTCTAGGTATAAGCGAAAAAACAATTTCTCGGTGGGAAAACAGCGAAAACACAATTAAATCTGACAAGGCAAAAGAATTAGCAAAATATTTTAATGTATCAGTCGCTTACCTGCTCGGATATAGCGATACTACAAAAGATAACAAAGATTTTATCACAATATCTGTCAAAGAGTACAATGAGCTTAAAAACCGATCAGATGCTTTAGATGGAATTATTGAGACGTTAAAAGATAAGAAATGTGAAAGCTATTTTTGAAGAAGGGAGATAAATGGCAGATAACAAAAAGTATTACTACTTAAAATTAAAGGAAAATTTCTTTGAAAGTGATGAAGCAATCATTTTAGAAAGTATGCCTGACGGCTATATCTATAGCAATATTTTGCTCAAGCTATATTTAAGAAGTTTAAAAAATGATGGCTTATTAATGTTTAACAATCTTATTCCTTACAACGCACAAATGCTTGCCACAATTACAAGGCATCAGGTTGGGACTATCGAAAAGGCCATTCAAATTTTTAGAGACCTACAGTTAATCGAAATTCTTGATAACGGTGCGATATATATGACAAATATTCAAAATTTTGTTGGTAAATCAAGCACAGATGCTGACAGAAAAAGAATTGAATATGCAAAGACTAAACAACTTGAACAAATCTCCATGAAATGTGCGGAGAAATCTCCACCAGAGATAGAGATAGAGTTAGATAAAGAGAGAGAGTTAGATAAAGAGAGAGAGTTAGATAAAGAGAAAGAATATAATGTCGAGCAAAGCACGACTGAATATAATTTCCCAAGTTGGCTTGAATCTGAATATGTCGAACAAGTCAAAAAAGGTAATCCTAAGAATTTTGATTACAGAATTCCGATAGCATATCTAAATCAAAAGACGAATTCTAACTATAAGTTTGTTGATAGTAACACTAATCTTGTTAAGTCGAGGTTAAAAGATAAGTACACGCTAGATGATTTTAAAATTGTAATAGACAAAAAAACTGCTGAATGGGGTAAAGATGCTGGTTGGAGCAAGTATCTTAGGCCATCAACGTTATTTAACGCTAGCAAGTTTGAGAGTTATCTTAATCAGCCAGAAGTTGCTAAAAGTGATTATTACCAGAAGCAGCAAGGACAACGATTTTCGCAAGCTGAGTTAGACGAGCTTAAAAAACCAGATCCGAAATATGGGTTTTAGGAGGTATCTATGGCTTTTGGTTTAATGACGAGAGAAAGCATGCTTGCTAGTGGCGTTATTAGAGATACTGGAAAAACATGCGAAAAGCACGAGATGCCAATTTATGCTAGGAAAATGCCAAATCATGGCAATAGAGAAACAGAATTTTGTTGGCAATGTACAACAGAGTATGTCCAAACGAAAAGTAATGCGGTTGACATTGCGTACAACAACCAGTCGTTGCTAGCTAAGGGTTATAACGTGTTTTATAAAGAGAGCGTTTTATCAAAGGAAATTGCTAGTGCTACGTTGAAAAACTACAAGGAACATAGTGCTGTAGATACACAAGCACTAAACTATGCCAAACGAATCACCAGAGATTATGTTAAAGGAATGGAAGGTAACTCCCTCTTACAAGGACCTCCAGGAGTTGGCAAGAGCCACTTGTCTATGAGTATTGCTAAAAATATTAACGAGATGTTTAAATCTTACAATCAATCAAAGAGTGTGATATTTGTTTCAGTACCTTTGTTGTCCGCATTAGTCAAAGATACATTTGATTATGACGATAAAAAAAATAGCAAATATTCGCAAGAAAGAATGTCAAAGCTTCTCATCAATTGTGATTATCTGATACTTGATGACTTAGGCAAGGAGTCAACCACAGGTAACACCATTAAATCTGCTAGCGGTTGGGCATATACGTTTTTATTTAATATTTTGGATAATCGGACAAATACTATCATTAATACAAATTTTAGTAGAGCTGAGCTTATGAAAATTTACGATGCTGCTTTTGTCGATCGCATAATCAAAGGTGCAAAAAACAATATTTTTAAATATCCAGATAATGCAGAAAGTAAGAGGTTCTGATGGAATTGACACTAACAACATTTTTCGGGCTATCTGAGGAACATGCGGCAAAAATCATGGCGCTAGATGAAGATGTTCGAACAAAGAAAATTGAAGAATTGAGAGCATGGAGAGAGTGCTCAAAAGTCACGTTTTAGGAGAGATTTAATATGGTAATGCCACTAGATGAGTTAGAAAAAAGAATATTTTGTTATTTGCCGATAGGAAGTAACATGATGGTTAATTCAAAGGAAATTTGCCGAACATTTGACATCAAAGACCCGAAAACCCTGAGAGACATTATCCACGGAATGGTAATGAAAGGCTATTTGATAGGTTCTAGCCGCCGAAAAGGCGGAGGGTACTATCTAATTGACGACGATGATGAGCGTGCAGAAGCTATCAGCTCACTTGAAAGTCAAGTTAGAAAAGAACAAAAGCGGATAAACATTTTAAAAAACGGAAACTTAAACGAGTTTGCAAAAGTCGCTAGCGAGGTGCGAAATGGTCGAAATTAGGATAAACGGAGAGATAATCACATTCGATAGCAATTTTAGAGATGCGCTTATCTTTACGATTGACTGCTTACGAGGCAGCGATGAACCTACGCTAAAGCGGACGTACAAAGAATTTAAAGACTATACGGATGAGGACTTGATGGACTATATCGAGACGGAATTTGATGTGGAGCCTGAATTAATCCCAAACCGCAGAATTGATAGCAAATGGGTTTTTAAACAACATATTTTAGATAACTAAAACACAAAAAGAGGAAATGAAATGAACATCAAAGAAAAAATTGTAGTGCTAAGAAAAACTAAAGACGGAAGTTTTTTAAAGAGTTTTAAAAATAGAGATGCAGTGCTTGCTTATAATATGGAGTTTACAAATATCATTCAGGCGGCATCGTTCCTACCAGAAGAATCTTACAACATGCAAAAAGACGAAATTGATAACTTAGCCGAAACGTTTGGGTGTGATGTTGTAGTTATTGAAGCATCTTATGACCTAAAATTTATCGATGGCGAATCAGTGCCAGAGTTAACAAAAGAACAGCAAACAGCAAGTTTCGTTAACGGATTGTTCTAACAATTTTTGGGAGGTAAATAGAGATGGCGAATGAACTAAGTGAAAGACAGATAACTTCTGGAGTTAATAAGCGAATTGAGGAAAAACAAAACGAAAACTTTATCGTTCCTCCTAATTATAGTTTGGGAAATGCTTTAAGTAATGCTTACTATGAATTAAAAAACTCTTCTAGTGGTAACTTGTTGAGTCAATGTACTGATGAGAGTATTTATATTTCGCTCTTGGATATGGTCGCACAAGGGTTGAGCCCTGCAAAGAAACAATGTTACTTCATCAAATACGGTGATAAAGTACAATTGAGGCGCTCGTACTTCGGAACAATGAAAGTTGTTAAAGAGCTAAATGAAGTTAAAGATATTTGGGCAGGAGTAATCTTTGAAGGAGATGTTTTTAAATCAGAAATCGTTAACGGTCGTAGAAGATTTGTAAGTCATGAATCCGATTGGGAAAACCAAGACAATCCAATCAAAGGTGCTTATTGCATTATCAAGGATATCAACGACGAAGAACATCTAACCATTATGACTAAAAAGCAAATTGATAAATCCTGGTCAAAAGCAAAAACAAAGAATGTCCAAGTTGATTTTCCTGACCAAATGGCAATGAGAACAGTAATCAATAGAGCTGCTAAATCATTTATAAATACAAGCAATGATAGCTCGTATTTTGTCGAAGCCCTAAACCGCACGACAGAAAACGAGTATGACAACGACAGACAAGTCAAAGATGTCACACCACAAGAAACAAATAGTCTTGACGACCTAATTGGTCACCAGAACGAAAATAAGGATGCTCCTAACAATTTAAAAGACGTAACTGAAGATTTACATGACGAACAAGAAAAAACGCTCACAGACGAAAATAAGACGGTTTTAGAAGACACCTCTTATCCAGCAGATGAAATCCCTGATTTCGACCAAGAGACAGGCGAAATTAAAGCTAGCGAAGGCAACCTCTTTGATAACCTTGGGGACTTACTGCCATGACGAAGTTAGACTTGCTCGGAAAGGACTATTATAGCCGTGAATCAGCGATTAAATACTGGTCCATTAGTCAGTACAAGCATTTTAAGGAATGCGAAGCGAGGGCGCTTGCTGAATTACGAGGGGATTGGACAGATACCAGAGATAATACTGCGCTGCTCGTCGGGAACTATGTCCACTCTTACTTTGAGAGTAAAGAAGCTCATGAAGAATTCAAAGCCCAAAACGGCTCTGAAATGATTTCGACCAGAGGAACAACCAAAGGTCAGCTCAAAAAAGACTATTTAGTCGCAGAACAGATGATTGAAGCACTTAAAAATGACAGTAACTTCATGGCCATATACCAAGGAGAAAAAGAAGCAGCAATCACAGGATTTCTTGGCGAGGTTGAATTCAAGGGTAAAATCGACTGCTTGAATGTTGAACGTGGCTATTTTGTAGACATCAAAACAACAAAAGGGCCGATTGACGACACAATCTGGAATGGAGAAGAGCGTGTCAGATGGTTTGAAGCTTATGGATATATTTTGCAGATGGCTGCTTACAAAACCATGCTAGAAGCCAAATACAATAAACCGTTTGAGCCGATTATTTATGCAGTGACCAAAGAAACGCCGCCAGACACAAGGGCTATCAGAATCCAAAGTATAGATGCTATGCAGATGGAGTTAGATAGCCTAGCACAAAACATTAAGCGATTAGATGACGTTAAAAAAGACGTAGAAAAGCCTGATCCTTGCGGTCATTGCGAGTATTGTAGAGCCAATCAATTAACGCAAAGAGTAATGATTTTTTAGGAGATAAAAATGACTAAATACTATGTATCAGCTAAGATTGCAAATCTAGACATAGGTGCAGAAATCGAAGCAGAAAATCAGCACATGGCTCCGATAGCATTTAAAGAAACGTACGACCATTTACTTAGATTCGGAAGCCATAAGCTGAGAATATTAGGCGTCGAAGAAGTTAATTAACAACCTATTAACAGGATTGATGATATGAAGAATTGCTACACTCGTCCTTGCCAATGCTCACACACAATTTTAGGGCGAGTGTGGATTTTAAGAGAATATATGTATTATGAATTTGTTTTATCAAACACAAAACAGAAAAAGGAAATGTTATCAAGCAATGATCGCTTGCATTTTAGAAAATCAGCTAGTATCACAAAAGGATTACGACAATTAGCTAAACTAAAATCAAACGGACTGACTAAAAAACACACTAAAAACAATCCTTGCAAAGTTATCGTGACAGTGTTTACGCCGACAAAACGACGATTTGACCCTCCAAATATTTATCCGACAATAAAAGCAATTTTGGACGGCTTTACGGACGCTGGTGTTTGGGACGATGACAATCACGAAATCATAAAATCACTCACGTTTAGGTATGGAGGATTAAGCAACGTAAAAGGGAAATACCGCATTGCGATTGAAATTTTAGAAATGGAGACACATGACTACTACTAAAAAACACGTTGTAAGAGTTTACAACAAAGGTATTATAGCGACTTACATGGTTTATGACAAAAAACTGTTTAAGGAGCACGAGTTCGCAACAAAAAGAGAAGCAATGCAGTTTATTAGACAGCTAGAGTTATCTAATGATAAGCGAGCGACAGAATATTATTTGAGAGAGGTAGTGGAATGATACCAAATTTTAGAGGGTTTAACAAAAAAACTAAAAAAATGTATAGCATTGATGGCTTTAAATCAAGTGAACGCAAAATATACAGATGCAGCTTAGCAGATGATGAGTTTCGCTCTGGTCGCTTAGAGACGTTTCATTTTGTCGAGGATAACCTTGATGATTATATTCTCAGGCAATCAACAGGACTGTTTGATAAAAACGGCGTGGAGATTTTTGAGGGAGACGTCGTGAAATTACAATATACAATTACTAGTGATTTAGAATTTTTTAAAGTGAATCAATTCAGAGGTGGTTCTTGGCGCATTGACAATAGACGACGCGGATCAGATTTGTGGTTAAGAAACGAGGACTGCGAAGTTATCGGGAATATATATCAGAACAGCGACCTGATAGAAAGTGTGGAAGAATGACAACAGATGAATTATTGCAAAATTTACGTGATGACTTGAATAAAATAATTAATGTCCTAAAAAACGATTGGAAAGCACTATTGTTTCTTGCAATCGCAATATTTGGGATGATGGTAACCGTGTCGTATTTTAGCTATCGCGACGCACGACAATATTACGAGTCGCAAATCACAGGACTACGTGCTCAGCTAAGTAGGACACAAAAGCAGCTTAAACGTGCTAGCGAAGATAGAACCAGACAGACTAAGCGGATTGCGGAACTTACGCACAACGGAGGGTAAAAATGGGATTTAGCGAACAAATTAAAACAAGTAAAAGTGATGAGTATTATACACCAAGATATGCAGTAAATGTAATTTTGCCATATTTAAAACAATTCAAACACATTTGGTGTCCTTTTGACAAAGAACATAGTGAGTTTGTAAAAACTCTAAAAGAATTAGGATATGAAGTGACATACGGTCATATCGAGACTGGCCAAGACTTCTTTGATTATACAGAAATTCCTGAAGGTGTCGATTGTGTAGTAAGTAACCCACCGTTTAGTAAAAGAGATGCAATTTTTAACAAGTTGTACGAATTGGATATACCTTTTGCACTGATTATGAATATGAATGGTCTGTTTGATAGCAAAACAAGATTTAAATTATTCCAAGAAAACAACTTCGAACTGCTTATACCGAAAGGTAGAATGAAATTTTTTGATGAACAAATGGTATCAAGAAACAATCCAAATTTTCAAAGCATCTATGTTTGCAACGGAGTTTTAAATAAGCAAATTGAATTTACGGATATGGTTGCAGAATTTACTGGAAATGGAGGATAGAGAATGACAGACATCAAGATTTTAGATGCTTGTTGTGGAAGTCGCCTATTTTGGTTTGATAAAAACGAACCTCACACAACTTTTATGGACGTCAGACAAGAAAAATTTGAGATGCACGGCAAAAAAATCAATGTCAACCCTGATGTAATTGGTGATTTTCGTGATATGCCTTTTGAAAGTAATAGCTTTAACCTTGTTGTCTTCGACCCACCACACTTAAAATATGTTGGGCAAAACTCAATTATGAAAGCCCAGTATGGCCAACTTGATAAAGAAAACTGGAAAGAAGATATTTCAAAAGGTTTCGAAGAGTGTATGAGAGTTCTAAAAGTAGGAGGAACTTTAGTTTTTAAATGGTCTGATTGCCAGGTTAATGTAAGAGAAGTTTTATCAGCAATTCCATTTAAACCGCTTTTTGGTCAACAACGCGGGACAACTCACTGGATGACATTTGTAAAGTTTGCTGAACTGACAGGGAACGGGAGATGAAAAATGAACAAACAAAACTTTGAAAAACTAGTTTGCAGTGCGAATTTGTCGAGAAGAAAATTTAGAGGATTGAGTTAACGGAAATGGGGGTAGGATAATGGCTGAAAATAAAACTGGAATGATGGCTTTACCAATCGACTATGCAAACAGAGCATTAGCAAAAGAGGAAATACTTGATGAACTTGTTGAAAGAGAAATTGTAGATGTAGATCTGTTAATAGAGCTTGCAGAAGATAATCCGTTTTGGATGAGTGCATTGAATTTTAAGCGAGGTACAAAATGAACAGTAACGAAAAAGTAATCGATACTATATGTCACATCAGACACTACGGTGACAGATACGATATGTGCCAAGACATGCGGTCGTGGGTAGCTGAGAGAAATGGATTAATCCAGGACTTACTCAAAGCAAAAAAACAAATTGATCGCAATCGTATCGCTAAACGTCTGGATCGTGCGCAGAAAAACATCAGTGACATTATCACAAAAGTGACAGGCGACTTATGGCAAGGCAGTGATCAAGTCATTGCTGAGCAGTGTTTTTTAAAAGTATTAGAGGAGATGCAAAAATGAACATTGAAGAAGCGAAAGAATTAGTAGATAATTCAAAATTTTATGGAAAGACTAGCAGTGTTATAAAAGCCGAGGTTCGCGACATTATAGACCAGTTAAACCAACCAAAACCAGAAGTACCGCAGTGTGTGGCGGATTGGATAGAAGAGTGCAAAGAAGAAGATTTAACACTATCACTTGCCTATGATGTTGATGCTTTTGGCGAAGTGGCGAAATGGCTTTATGACACTAATGATAGCACAAACATTGACCTATTTGCCCAAGCATGGCTAGCTTATCCAAATATCACCATTGAAAAAGAGAAGCTGTATACAGTGGAGATACCCGATCCAAATCATGACGTGGGCACAGTTATATTGAGTAAGAATAAGCACAGGGAAGCTTACATTGCAATTGACTACACCGGAAGTTGGAAGGAAAGAAAAGCAAACCACCTCACCGAATCAGAAATCCGCAAAGACTTCGATTGGGCTTGGAAAGAGGGGTTTGCTAAAGAGGTGACTGAATGACTGAAGAGTTAGGAGTGTTATATAGCGAAAAATGGCATAAGTATTATTTATATAAAACTTGCAGGTATATATCTTATGTTGATAATCCACATCAGGCTACTAAATGCACCCGCAAACAAGCAGAACAGTTTCCACAGTTTAAATGGGTATCGCTGACAAAATTATAACCCCACGCAAGCGCTCAAGAGCCTGCAATGGCTCTGTGGGGGTGGACCGAAATTAAAAAATAGAAACGAGAACCTCCTTACACCAAAACAAATCTAACGCAGATTATCGGTCATTTGTTATTATTCAAGGCGCTAATACTGACATCGTACGCCTGTGTCAAAAATAAAAAAAGAAAGAGAGGGCTTTTCTCCACAAAACAAAAAGACGTCCACACGGAACGCCCCCTTGGTTAAATTTAAGCTTAAATAAATTATACCATATTGGGGGGCTTTCATGACGTTTTTTCCTGAGATTGATATCCAAAAAACAAAATCCAATGCCAAGCGTAAATTGAGAGAGTATCCACGCTGGCGAAGGATAGCTAATGACGTAGATACTCAAAAAGTTACAGCTACTTACTCATTTGAGCCAAGACAACCGCATGGAGTTCCTAGCAAACCAGTTGAGAGACTAGCACTAAACCGTGTGTCAGCAGAACAAGAGCTGGATGCGATTGAGAGAGCAGTCAACGGGATATTTGATCCAGAGTATAGATTGATACTGATTGACAAGTATTTGCTCACATATCCAAAGACTGATTGTGATATTTATACAAAACTTGGTTATGAAAAAAGCCAGTATTACAACATGCTAGATAATGCTTTATTGTCGTTCTCAGAGCTATATAAAGAGGGAATGTTGCTTGTCGAGAAATTGGAAAAAAGCTGGAATTAATATGGAATAATTATGTACTTTATATATAATTATTCATGTTATTATAGTACTATCAAAATAACAAGAAGAGATAACCTTTTAACCACTGGCTATTCATTTAGTCGCCAACTTTAACTACAATCAAACTTGTTATTTTGTAGCCTGATGGCGGTACAGCGAGTTGAGACGACAACTGGGTATGCAGGTTCGATTCCTGCCGTCTCAATCAGGGCCCAGAAGAGGCGCGACCCAGTATCCCGAAAGGCAGTTACGCACTGATATACTGGTTTTTACTTGGTTGATAGTCATATTCCTACCAATGACGATTGGTAAAAAAGATACATAGATCGGCTGTATAGTCTACGTGTACGTATTCACAACAGATTGACTCATTTGATTAACCACAAGTAAAACAAGGGTCGCAACCTTGCTTGTGGTTAGTAGACCTAGTGGTCGTTTATGCACGTTCGATTCGTGCAAGGTCTGTTTGTAGCTATGTACGGATAAATAATAGCCTTAGTGTCCTTCGGGAGCTAAGTCGTACTAAATGCTACAAAATTGGAACATGAACCGTGATTGGAAAACGGTGGAGGTAGCGCCTTGCTTCGGGACGTTAGCTAAGTCCGAAAACTCTTTGCGAAGAGCCAGAAGAAGATGTGTCGGTTCGATTCCGACTGTTCCTGTAACAAGTTAGCTTAAAGCGTAAGTAATTGGTAGATGTACCGAGGAGGGGCGCATGCGCAAAGCGCTGGGCTGATAACCCAGAGATGGAGGTTCGAATCCTCTGCTTGTGGTAAAACAGACCGACATAGATGTCGGGCTGAAGTCACACAATCGTGTGGCTTTTTATTATGGATTGGAGGTGGTGGAAAATCGCATACGAGGAATTAACCGAAAAACAACAGCGTTTTGTGGATAAGTACATCACCACATTTAACGCTACTGAGTCTGCAAAACAAGCTGGATATTCTGAAAAAAGCGCTTATAGCCAAGGTCAACGCTTGTTGAAAAATGTTGAAATTCAAAAAGCAATGAAGGAACGTTTTTTGGAGGCAAAAGATACTAAAGGAGACCGTATTCAAGATGTTGCAGAAACGTTGGAACAAGATACATCGATAGCCCGTGGAGAAATCCAAATATCTGAATTCAAAGAAACAGATATGCTGACAGGTCAAGTGGTTATCCACACGAAAAGAGAATATACCCCAAGTCACGAAGAACAGGGTAGGGCTAGGGATAGAATTTATAAAGTTAATGGAGCTTACTCAGAAAAACGTGAATTAGAGCATTCTGGAACGGTGGTGTTTGCAAATGAAGACAACATCCCTGATTAAAGTAGATTTGCCATCAACAATCGGTATAGGTTATGGCGCTTTTTGGCGGTCTAGAAATTTTTATCGAGTAGTTAAAGGCAGCCGTGGATCTAAAAAATCTAAAACGACTGCTTTAAATTTTATCGTCAGACTGCTGAAGTACCCTTGGGCTAACTTATTGGTCATCCGTAGATACTCAAACACTAACAAACAATCTACTTATACCGATTTTAAATGGGCGTGTAATCAATTAAAGGTTACACACCTTTTTAAGTTTAATGAGAGTTTGCCAGAAATAACTGTAAAGGCAACGGGCCAAAAGATACTGTTCCGTGGACTTGATGATGAGTTAAAAATCACATCTATTACTGTCGATGTTGGCGCTTTGTGCTGGGCTTGGTTTGAAGAGGCTTATCAAATTGAGACCGAAGATAAGTTTTCAACAGTTGTCGAATCAATCCGCGGTAGTTTAGATGCTCCTGATTTTTTTAAACAGATAACAGTCACGTTTAACCCGTGGTCAGAAAGACATTGGCTTAAACGTGTCTTTTTTGATGAAGAAACTAAACGGGCTGATACATTTTCTGGGACTACAACATTTAGAGTAAACGAATGGCTTGATGATGTCGATAAAAGACGCTACGAAGATTTGTACAAGACTAATCCAAGGCGGGCTAGAATCGTGTGCGATGGTGAATGGGGCGTTGCTGAAGGTCTTGTTTTTGATAACTTTGAAGTCGTAGATTTTGATGTTGAAAAAACAATTCAACGCGTTAAAGAGACCTCGGCCGGTATGGACTTTGGGTTTACTCAAGACCCTACAACTCTTATATGTGTTGCAGTTGACCTCGCAAACAAAGAGTTATGGCTTTACAACGAACATTATCAAAAGGCTATGTTAACAGATCATATTGTCAAAATGATAAGAGATAAAAACTTGCATAGGTCTTACATCGCAGGGGATAGCGCCGAAAAACGCCTCATTGCAGAAATAAAAAGTAAAGGGGTGTCTGGAATTGTCCCGAGTATTAAAGGTAAAGGGTCAATCATGCAAGGGATTCAATTCATGCAGGGGTTTAAGATATATATTCACCCATCTTGTGAACACACAATTGAAGAGTTTAACACTTACACCTTTAAACAAGACAAAGAGGGCAATTGGTTAAACGAACCGATAGATAAGAATAACCACGTTATTGATGCGATTAGATATGCGCTTGAAAAATACCATATCAGAAGCAACGAGTCAAATCAGTTTGAAGTTCTTAGGGCTGGTTTTGGTTACTAGAAAGGAAAATAATGTACACAGAATCATTTAGAGATAGTACGGGAAAGACTAAAACATTAGAGTTTAGGTTCCACCGTGAAGCTCGCATGAGGTATCAAGCGGAAAGTCTAGAAAGCTTGTTAACCGAAAAATATAAGCTACTCCGTGAAATGATTGAACACCACGATAAAGTCCAAAAACCACGCATACAAGAGCTTCTAGATTATGCAGAGGGAAACAACCACGACATCTGCGAAACAGGCCGTAGGAAAGACGAGGACATGGCTGATGTGCGTGCTGTGCATAACTACGGCAAGTATATCTCAACAATTAAACAAGGCTATCTTGTCGGCAATCCAATCCGTGTGGAGTACGAAGACGGCACAGATGAGCAACAAAAGCTGTTAAAGGATATTGCAACTAAAAACAACTTCCACCAACTAAACCGTAGACTTGTCAAGGACTTGTCTAAGGTTGGTAGGGCGTATGAGCTTATCTATCGCAGTAAAAAGGACACAACAGAGGTTGTGAGACTTGATCCTAGACAGGTTTTTATCGTCTATCAAAACGACGTTGAACAGTCTAGCTTAGTGGCTGTACGCTACTTTAATAAAAGCTTGCTAGACGTCACTTTGAAGATTGTAGAGGTCTACACAAAGACAAAAGTCATTAGATTTGAGTATGACGGTGATTTGACAGAGATTGACCGTAGCGCACATAGCTTTGGTTCTGTGCCAATTACAGAGTATTTAAACACCGATGACGGCTTAGGAGACTATGAGACGGAGCTGTCACTGATTGACTTATACGACGCAGCGCAGTCTGACACAGCTAACTATATGCAAGACTTGTCAGATGCCATCCTAGCGATTATTGGGCGTGTGTCGTTTCCTGATTACGTTGATACAGAGGCTAAGGTGATTGAGTACTTACGCATGATGCGCAAAGCTCGCTTGCTCAATCTAGAGCCTCCTGTCGATCAAGACGGACGTGAGGGGTCTGTGGATGCCAAATACCTGTACAAACAGTATGATGTCAATGGTACTGAAGCATACAAAACACGTATCGTGTCAGATATACATAAATTTACTAACACGCCAGATATGACTGACACAAAATTCGCAGGACAGCAGTCAGGCGAAGCCATGAAATGGAAAGTCTTTGGTCTAGACCAAGAGCGTGTAGATATGCAAGCGCTGTTCGAACAGTCGCTTAAACGTAGGTACAAGCTTATTGCACGCATTAGCAAACTACTCAAAGAGATTGATGGTTTTGATATTAACAGGCTTAAAATCACGTTTACACCAAACTTGCCTAAGTCGTTGCAGGAAAAAATTGATGCGTTTAAAGCGCTGGGTGGTGAGTTGTCGCAAGAGACAGCTATGGCTATCACAGATATTGTGGAAGATGCTCAAAAAGAAATCAGTCTTATTAACAGTGAAGCTCAAGGACGTAGTCAATTAGCACAGAAGTTAGAAGAAACGAGTAGATTGACTGACAGGGAGTTAGCACATGACCATCAGAAAGAGTAAGTACTGGCGTGACCGTATCAAGAAAGAAATGGACGCAAAAGAAGCGGATGACATTTCTCTTGAACAGTCTATGAAACAACTGTACGATTATCATTTTAGGAATATTGAAAAAGAAATTGAGTCATTTTATCAACGTTATGCTGACAAAGAGAAAATAGACATCACAGAAGCCCGTAAGAGAGCTTCTGAGCTTGATATTTCTGCTTACCAGAAGAAAGCTAAGGAACTTGTTGCAAAGGCTGAGAAGCTACGAAAAGAGGGAAGAACGGTAACAAGAGATGACTTTACCCACCAAGAAAATGCAGACATGTCTATTTACAACTTAGCCATGAAAACGAATGCTTTGGAGCTATTGCGCTTAAACATTGATTTAGAAATGCAAGAACTTGCCAACGGCGAACACAAGCTAACCAAGAAATTTCTTGATGAAGGCTATCGCAAAGAAACCGAGTTTCAAGCTGGGCTATTAGGATTATCAGTTGCTAGCCAAGCGAGTGTGAAAAGCTTAGCTGATGCCGTTATTAATGCTAATTTCAAGGGAGCAAGATGGTCAGATAACATCTGGGGCAGACAAGATAAGTTACGCAGTATCATATCTCAAAGTGTTCAGAGTGCTATCCTAAGAGGTAAAAACGGCTTAACTATTGCAAGAGATATTAGACGAGAGTTTGATGTGTCAGCATCTTACGCAAAGCGACTAGCGATAACGGAGCATGCAAGGGTTCAGATGGAAGTTGGCAGATTATCCATGGCGGAGAATGGCTTTGCTATGTTTGATATATTGCCTGAGCCTAAAGCATGTGATGTTTGCAAGGATATAGCTAAGCATGGTCCATATCACCTTGACAAGTGGAGAACAGGGGAAAACTCCCCACCGTTTCACCCGTATTGTCGTTGTGCGATTGTAGGGGTAGATGAAAGTGGTGTTGCAACAGACAGGCAATTGGACTATAATCGAAACATGAACAATATTGATTTGATGGCTAAAACTCAATCTTTTATCATTAACAAAGATGTCCGAGTAAGTGCCAAGAAAGTTGTCGGCACAAGATATGATTTTTGGGCGCAAGATAATACCAAAAAAATTAGAGATACGATTCAAAGTGTTGGAGAGCACTTAGACAACTTAGAAGGGTATAGCATTCCTAAAATTGTATTTGTTAAAAAAGCTAAGCTCCAAGGCTGGGCGGGATATGATTATAAACAAGACACTTTGTTTATAAGTGATTTGTTGAATTCAAAAGCCGCTGTGAGTGATATGCTGCTGGATAACTACTTTGCGGCTGTCGACTTAAACGGTATTCTAGTGCATGAGTTAACCCACAAAAAACATTGGGATACTGCTAAACAATTTTACAAACATAATAAAAAGCGTTATAATACACTTGAAGAGGCAAAAAATGCACTTGATTCGTCTCTAGTTTCCTATATTAAAGAACAAAAGCAATCTGATTATAATTATTTATATAAAATAAGCGAGTATGCTGATGTTGCTAGTTTACAAGGGAAATATAACGAAGTTATAGCCGAGGCAATGACTGCGGGAGATAAATTATCAGATCCGCTATTGTTAGAAAAAATAAAGGAGGTATTCAGATGGAAATGATGTCAAGACCGACTCAAGAAGTGCTAACGTTTTCTAAAATCATCCGCCGATGGATTGTAGGTGATGAAACCATTGGCGGCAAGAAAAAATTCATTTTCAGAGATGATACTCCGGAAGATGTTTTAGAGCTATATCAAAAAATAAAAAATAAGTTAGATTTTGCATATTAATCAAGCGCTTAGCTATTATAGTTAAGTGCTTTTCTTATGCTTAAAAACAGGAGGAAGACATGAATAAACGCATTAAGAAAAAACGTAAATTGGAAACAGCAATTGTGTTGCTTATCGCAGAGAATGTCATGCAAGCTAAAGCTATTAAGAACCAAAACAGACAAATTGCAGAGCTGAGAGCGATTATACAACAAAACGTCCAAGCTACTAATGGAGAGTTTGCGTCTGTTAAAGCTGCTACTTTAGATAATCAAGTATCTATTGCAGATATTGCAATTGACGTTAACTGCATCAAGAAAAATTATAAGCGGAAGTGGCGAAAATAAATTTTAAACTGGTCGAATTCGACCCCTTTAGAAATCAAACTAAGTCGTAGCAATACGGCTTTTTATTATGTCCAAGCATTGACGACGTAAAAAGCTATGGATTTTATAGTCGGGGACGACTTAAAACATAGGAGGTGCCAACCATGGCAGAAGAAACACAAACAGTTGAAACGGTTGAAGAGCAAGTGGTACCAGAAGCAAAACAACCGCAAGACGAAAAAAAGTACACAGATGCAGATGTGGATGCCATCATCGACAAAAAATTTGCAAAGTGGAAGTCAGAACAAGAAGCGGAGAAATCGGAAGCTAAAAAAATGGCTAAGATGAATGAGAAAGAGAAAGCAGACTATGAAAAGCAGAAGCTGTTAGACGAATTGCAAGAGCTAAAAAACGATAAGACACGCAATGAGTTAACAGCAGTAGCTCGTCAAATGTTTGCAGAATCTGAAATCAACGTCAACGATGACGTACTTGGTTTAGTTGTGACTTTGGACGCAGAACAAACAAAAGCAAATGTAACAACGCTAGCAAACGCATTTGCTAAAGTTATCGCTGATGACCGCAAGGCTCTTGTACGCCAGACCACTCCGTCAACAGGCGGTGGTGTCGCAAAACAAACCAATTACGGTGCTAACTTGGCTAGTAAGGCAGCACAACAAAGCACCAAGCTTTTTTAGGAGGAAATTATGAACAAACGTAAAGTAATAACATCTAAAGAGATTCTACACAATCTCGACTATGAGGCTATTTCAGTCACTTTAGATTCAGACGAAATCGGCAAGAAAGTTGTTCCAGCTGGGACAGTGTTAGCAGGTGTCTCGGAATCAGTATTTAAAGATCGCAAACAGAAAGTTAAAGCGGTCGATGACAGTGCAGACTACATTGACGGCATCTTACTTACAGATGTTGATTTAACAAATGGCGATGCAGCTGGTTCTTGTGTCTATCGTGGGACTATTAATGCAGACAAGCTTGCTGATTCATCTGTTGCGAAAAATTATGAGAATTTGGAAGAAGTACTACCACACATCCAATTTATCAAAGGAGGTAAATAAACATGGCATTGATCCACGAAATTATCACATCGGAAAATATCAAAGGTTTTTACAATGCTAAAAACGAAAATGTCGAAAACACGCTAGGGGAAAATGCATTTCCCCCAAAACAACAATTAGGTCTTAAGCTATCGTTTATCAAAGGCGCTGCTGGCAAACCGGTTACTCTTAAAGCGGCTGCTTTTGACACTAAGGTGCCTCTACGTGACCGTATGGCCGTTGAATTGCTTGACGAAGAAATGCCATTCTTCAAGGAAGCTATGGTTGTTAAAGAGGCAGACCGTCAACAACTTAACATTTTGTCTCAAACTAAAAATAACGAGCTTATCGATACCATCTTGGCATCTATCTACAATGACCAGGCTACGCTTATTGCAGGTGCTAAAGCACGCCTTGAAGCAATGCGCATGGAAGTACTATCAAAAGGTAAAATTCATATTCAGTCTAACGGCGTGATGAAAGACATTGACTATGGATTGGCTGGAGATCAAACGACCAAACCATCTAAAAAATGGAGTGAAGTTACTGCTACACCACTTAAAGACATTGAAGGTGCTATTGAAAAAATGGCAGAACGTGGTTTTGTGCCAGAAGCTATCATCATGAACTCTAAGACATTTAGTTTGATTAAAAACGCAGAGAACACTTTAGATGTCGTGAAGCCTATGGCACCAAATGGGGCAGCGGTTACTAAACGCGACCTAAACACATATCTTGAAGATGAACTGCAAGTCAAAGTCATCCTAAAAGATGGCATGTTTGTTGGTGATGATGGTGAATCTCGTAAATACTTCCCAGATGGATTTGCAACTTTAGTTCCTAACGGCAACCTTGGCTACACTGTATTTGGGACAACTCCAGAGCAGTCAGATTTGCTAGGTGGTGAAGCGACGGATGCTGAAGTATCAATCGTTGAAACAGGTATTGCGATTACCACTACTAAGACAACAGACCCCGTTAACGTACAAACAAAAGTATCTATGATTGCTTTGCCATCGTTTGAACGTTTGGCGGAAGTACAAATCATTGATGCCAACGGCGAAGAAACTAAAAAAGAAAACAGCTTTGAAATGTAGGAGGTCAATATGCCTAGAGTAATTAGAGCATTTAAAGATAAAGTAACAAAAGTAGTCTACGAAGTCGGCGATATTTACTCGGGCGACCGAGTAGAGTTTTTGACAGAGGGTGGTGTTTTAGAACCGTCTGTAGACTTTGACAAGCTGAAAGTGAGTGAGATTAAAAGCAAACTTGACGAACTAAATGTTGAGTATGATGCTAAACTTAAAAAGTCCGATCTATTGGAGCTTTTGAAGCAAGCAATCGGATAACTAGGAGGTGTTTATGGATGCAGTAAACACAAGCAGCGTTATAAGCAATGTAAAGCTTGATTTAGACATCTTAGACAGTCAACAGGACGATTTACTTAACATGTTGCTAAAACGCGTTACAGACCATTTTAAAGCTAAATATGGTGCTGTCGAAATAGACAGCGCTTTTAGTTTTGTTTTAGAAGATTGTTTAATTGCTAGATTTAACCGTAGAGGTGCCGAGAGGGCAAAAAGCGAGAGTGTGGAAGGTCATACGACAACATACTACGACTTTTTGGATGAGTTTGAACCTTACGATGCCATGATTATGGCAAAGCTTAATTTAATCAAAGACAAATCTCGTAAAGGGGGACTGTACTTTTTATGAGATATGCAGATAGAGTTACATTTGTTAAAACGACGGATGAGCAATACAACCCCGATTTAGGTGAGTATACGCACACAGAGGCCATAAGTGTCACAAAACCTTGTTTTGTGATGGACATGGGCATGGAAAAGTCCGTACAGATTTTTGGAGATTATCAAAAGGATCGTAAAGTTATCTACCTGAAGCAGCCTTATACAAAAGCATTTGATTATTGCGAGTATGAGGGCAAGAGATACAAAGCGCAGGCAAATAAGCTTGGCGCTATTGTTTTTTATCTGGAAGGAGATGATTCTATTGGTGGCTGATATATCTTTAAAAGTAGTTGGAACAGCTGGTTTAAAAAAGAAACTTGAGCTTATTATCAAAAAAGATGCCGTCAAGAAGATTGTCAGAGACAATGGGACGCAGCTTCAAAGGAAAATGATTAATAAAGCGGTATTTACAAAAGGCTATTCAACAGGTGCAACTAGACGTTCTATTACCATGCAAATCGGCGATGGTGGATTGAGTGTCAAGGTTAAACCAGGAACTCATTATGCCGGCTACCTTGAAAGAGGAACTCGCCTTATGAGCAAACAACCGTTTGTTTTGCCAGCTCTAAAAGAGCAAAAAGTAAAATTTAGAAAAGATTTGGAGGCGCTTGTCAAATGATTAAAACTAGAGATCAGTCTATTTTTGACGAAATGTTTAAACGCATCCAGTCTTTAGGTTTTAAGGTTTACGATTATAAACCGATGACGGAAGTTCCATATCCATTTGTGGAAATGGAATCTACTGATGCGGAATATATTCCAAATAAAGATGACATTAAAGGTTCTGTTGAACTTATGTTGTCTGTTTGGGGGGTGCAGAAAAAACGGAAGCAGGTGTCTGACATGGCATCTGCTATTTTTTCGCAAGCTATGTCCGTAGCTCGTACCGATGGATTCTGTTGGTCGTTTAATATTAGGCAGTCGTCTATACAGATGTTAGATGATACAACAACTGTGACACCTCTTAAACGAGCGATTGTCACACTTAGATTTAATTTGAGATAGGAGGTAGTAATGTCAGAACCTAGCAAAGCAACAACACAGGAGGAGAAAGAAGTAATGTCAAAAGCACAAGAACAAACAAAACAATTAGAAGCAAAACAAGGGATTCATTCAATCCTATTATTCCGTTTGTTGAAAGAAGCATCTAGCAAGGCAGCAACTAAACTTGCTTTTCAAACAGAGCATGAAGTAGGTAAAAGCCGTGACGTAGATGGACAAAAAACTAAAGATGGTATTATCCAGTCTGTGGGAGCTTTAGAGTATGACTTTAAAGCAACATCTATTTTAGCCAAAGGTGACGAACTAGCAGCTAAACTAGAAAAAGCCATGGAGGATGGTGAGCTTGTAGAAATTTGGGATATTGATTCAGAAGAAATAAGCAAAAACGGCGACAGCGACAATAAGCTTGCAAAAGTTTGGGGTGTTACAAACCCAACAAACGGAGAAAACAATAAATACCTAGCGACTTATTACCAAGGGTACATCTCAAGCTTCAGCGCTAAGAAAAACGCAGAAGAAAATATTGAAATTGAAATGGAGTTTGCCATCAATGGTGTTGGTAAAAAAGGGTTCGCTACATTAACAAGTGACCAAAAAGAAGCTGTACAGTACGCGTTTAAAGATACAACCAGCGAAGAAACTAAAAAAGAAAACAGCTTTGAGATGTAACGGTTAGGTTGGATTTAGTATCCAACCTTTTATTTTTAAAGGAGAAAAGAATAATGCAATTGGAAATTAAAGGTAAAACTCATAATGTAAAATTTGGTACACGATTTGTTGCCGAGATGGACAAAAATCATATAGCAGAACGTCAGGGATTTAAATTTGGAGCTGGTCTACAATCTAGCGTTCCGTTTTTAATCGACCACAGCGTTGTTACTCTTGCGGAAGTAATTTATACAGGTACAATCACCGAACCACCACGTCCTAGTTTGAATGATATTTACGACTATATTGACGAAGTTGAAGATATTGAAAAGCTTTTTGATGATGTTTTAGACGAACTACGTCAATCAAACGCATCAAAGTTGTTTATGGCTCAGGTGGAAAAAGACCTGGCGGAAGCCAAAGCGTAACAAATATAAAAAAGAGTTATTCTTCTCAAGAAAGCTTTGAGATGATTGTGCTTAATTGCATTAGATACCTTGGCATGACTGACATCAATGAAATCGGGCGATTAACTTTGTATGAATATGATTTATTAATGACAGGCAAAGCACTAGCGGCTGTTGATGAATCACATAAAGCTCACAAACAAGCTTGGATAAACCACCAAGTTACGGCAACAAAACTTGTTGGTGGCAAGAAAAATAAAAAAGAAGTCCCTGTTTATAAAAAATTCAAGGACTTTTTTGATTATGAGGAAGAAATCCGAAAAATCACTCAAGAAATTGATGAAGGTTACGACAAGAAAGGTATGGATTTACTTCTCAAAGCTAACCTTTAAAGAAAGGAGGTTAAATGGGAGAATCTTATTCTGTTGAAGCGGTTTTGACAGCTGTTGATAAAACCTTTGGCAAAACATTACAATCGGCAATCCGTTCAATCGATGGCTTGGAAAAGCGTTCAACCGGTTTTTCATCGGTGTCTCAAAAAGCTAGTTCCATGTTTAAATCCATGTTAGGAGCGAATTTAGCCGGACAAGCTATCTCAGCAATGACAAGGACAGTGTCATCAGGCCTTGGCTCTATGCTTGGCGAGATGAATAGTTCAGCGAAAGCGTGGAAAACTTTTGACGCCAATTTAGCGGACATTGGGTTTGGAAAAAAACAAATTTTGGCAGCTAAAACGGCGATGCAAGACTATGCAACTAAAACAATCTACTCGGCATCAGATATGGCTAGCACGTATGCACAGTTAGCGGCAGTTGGTGTGAAAGATACCGGAAAGCTCGTAAAAGCTTTTGGCGGTTTAGCTGCATCTGCTGAAAATCCGAAGCAGGCCATGAAGTCTATCAGTCAACAAATGACGCAAGCAGTAGGAAGACCAACAGTTGCATGGCAAGACTTTAGGATAATGCTGGAACAGGCGCCTGCAGGGATGGCTAAAGTCGCTAAATCTATGGGTAAAAATCTTGATGAACTCGTCGCCGATATCCAGGCGGGTAGGGTTAAAACCAGCGATTTTTTGGAAGCGGTAAAAAAAGCAGGCAATGATAAGAGTTTCCAAAAGATGGCAACTGAGTTCAAAACTGTTGACCAAGCCATCGACGGTATGCGAGAAGGCTTATCCAACAAATTGCAACCAGCGTTTGAAAAAGTGAACCAATTTGGAATTAGAGCGATCGAAGCAATCGGTAAACAACTCGATAAAGTTGATTTTTCTAAGTTTGCTAGTAATCTTGGGAAATTCCTTGAAGGAATTAATATCGATAAAATTGTATCTAATATTTCATCGGCGATTTCATCTGTCACTTCAAAGGTTAAAGAATTTTGGGGCGGTTTCAAACAAACTGGAGCAATTAGTGCTTTTTCAGGAGCTTTAAAAAGTGTTTGGGGAGCGTTAAAAAATGTAGCTAGCGCTATGAGTGGAGGCAGTTGGAAAAACTTTGGCTCTATTGTAGGCGGAATTGTAAAGCATGTGTCTAATTTTGCAAAAGCTATTGCTGATGTTGTCGGTAAAATGGAACCTGGCAGATTGCAAAGCTGGATAGCCACTTTTGCAGCAGTCGGGGGAGGCTTTAAATTATTCGAAAAATTAACGGGACAAAGCGTCATTGGTTCTTTTTTGGATAAAATTGGCAGCAAATTTGGCCTCTTTGGAAACAAAGCCAAAGAAGGAACAGACAAAGCCTCTAACGGCGCTAGAAGAAGCGGTGGCATTATTAGCCAAATCTTCAGCGGCTTGGGTAATATCGTTAAGTCTGCTGGTACAGCCATATCAACAGCTGCAAAAGGTATCGGAGCTGGTATTAAAACTGCTTTGTCTGGAATCCCCCCTATCATTAGTTCTCTAGGAACCGCCATATCAACAGTTGCGCAAGGTATAGGCACTGGGCTAGCGATTGCATTCAAGGGACTTGGTGCTGCGATTGCTATGGTACCGCCTACCACATGGCTAGCTTTAGGAGCGGCTGTTTTAATGGTAGGAGCAGCTTTTGCCTTGGCAGGAACTCAAGCTGATGGCATTAGTCAAATTTTAAGAACCGTTGGCGATGTTGTTGTGCAAATCTTACAACAGGTCACTGATAGTCTAGCCACTTTACTACCTATTATCGCAAACGCTATTGGCTCTATGTTGCCAATTGTAGCTGGAGCTATCTCTCAGATTGTAGGCGCAGTAGCGGGCGGATTATCTCAGCTCGTTATAGCCGTTTCAACAGGGGCATCTCTCGTTATAGGGGCTTTCACAGGACTTCTTGGTGGTATTTCTGGGGTTATTAACTCCATTAGCGCTGTTATCCAATCGCTAACTGGTGTGATTACCGCAGTATTCAATGGCATAGCTACTGTTATTTCATCTGTCGGTTCGGCTATCAAAGATGTATTGACGGGTCTAGGAACCGCTTTTGAAGGATTTGGGAATGGTGTAAAATCAGCTCTAGAAGGTGTTGGGGCAGTAATTGAATCATTTGGTAGTGCAGTTAGGAATGTCCTTGACGGTGTTGCAAATATCCTTGATTCTATGGGGACTGCGGCACTTAATGCAGGCCGTGGCGTCAAAGAGATGGCTAAAGGTATTAAGATGCTTGTTGATTTATCCCTTGGAGATTTGGTTGCTACATTAGCAGCTGTGGCAAGCGGTCTAGGGAAGATGGCTAGCTCAGCTGGCGAAATGACAACATTAGGTTCTGCTATGAGCAAAGTAGCCAATGGTATGACACGTCTAGCAACAAGTGCTACGATAGCAATTACTGGATTAACAGTCTTTGCCACCACCATGGCAACTATTAAGACAGCAGTTGCAACTCTACCGCCAGTCCTAACGATGGCAGCGAGTGGGTTTACCACATTTACTACTCAGGCGGTGGCAGCAGTGACTGGATTGGCTGCAATTAATGCTCCAATCACTATGTTTAAAGCTCAACTAATGACAATAACACCAGCTCTAGCACAAGCTGGCGCTGGCTTTGCCGCGTTTGTTGCTCAATCATCAACATTTAGTACAGGTTTAGCATCTGCCGGTCCTACAATAGCAGCATTCAATGCTAATTTGATGAGCTTATCTGCAACAACAGGAGTGCTAGTTGCATCAATAGCTGGTTTATCAGCTGTGCTTTCTGTTGTATCAGCTGGCTTTAGCCAAATAGGGGCTTCTGCGACAGCAACTGTTGGTCAAATACAAGCTTTTGCTTCTAGTACAACAGTTGTTTCGTCAGCATTTGCTAGCATGCAATCTATGATTCAATCTGCCATGGCTGCAATAGTAAGCAGCATTATAACATCATTTAATCAAGCGGCCTCTCAAATGCAATCAATCTTATCTCGAATGCTATCTCAGGCCAGGACATTCGGGTCTCAACTAGAGCAACAAATGAGACAATCGGGACAGCGTTCAGGACAAAATCTTGCTCGGGGGCTATCTTCTCAACAAGGTGCTGTTATTAATGCTATTTCTAGCATGGTTAATGCTGCGGTATCAAGAGCCAACGCGGGAGCTGGTCCTATGCGTCAAGCTGGAGCGTACATCGGACAAGGGCTTGCGCAAGGAATGTATTCAGCGCTAGGAGCTGTAACAGCTGCAGCAAACGCCCTTGTAGCACAAGCCGAGAGAGCAGCAAGAGCCAAGGCGATGATTCATTCGCCGTCAAGGTTGTTTGCAAAACGAGTTGGTCAATATATCCCGCAAGGGGTAGCTATGGGTATCGACAAAAACGCTGATGTCGTTGACGACTCTGTTGGCGGGTTATTTGATAGCATCAATAGCTTTGATTTTAATATCGCAGATAGACTGACTAGCATTGGAGCTAAATTCCAAGGTGTTGTCAAATCAGAGAGTTCGCAATCGTTATCGCAGCAACAAGAGTTTGTACATACAGCTCAACCAGCGTATATAAACTTTAGTTTAGGCGGAAACGAATACGAAGCATTTGTAAGTGACATCACTAATCAACAAGCAAAAATTGAAAAAATCAGACTAAAGAGAAGCAGCTGGTAGTTGTTTCTCTTAGTTTTTTTGAAAGGAGTAAAATGTACGAATTTAACGATACTATCAGAGGTACTCCGAAAGTTACTTTTAATTTAAAGACAACAATTGGTGGAAAGGTATTAGAAGACGAACTCAATAATGGTTTCGGTACCTTTAGGACATTGACTGTTTCTGGTCGTGATGTGGTGGACTTAGAACATCAAACAACAAGTGTGTTAGGACGAAACGGAGAGTATTTCCACAATGCCACAGTTGAAGTCAGAAAACTAGAAATAAAAGCTAAAATCAGTGGAAAAGATAACAAGTCAATGCGTTTACAATATGAAAAATTAAACAAATTAATTGTTAGTCACAATCAAGTTTTTTTATCATTTTCAGACGAACCTGACAGAAATTATCTAGGCATCTTTAAATCTAAAGATGTCCCAGAAGAAGTTTCTAACGAACAAATTATTGGCTTGGTTTTTATCTGTTATGATCCATTTAAAATGTCTGGTATAAAAACCAAAAAAGGGGATGTTGTTCAAAATGATGGCTTATTCAATACAAAACCTATCATCACTCTCAACCTCTCATCACCAACAGAAGAAATCAAGCTGCTACATGTCGAAAGTCAAAAGTATATCAGACTGACTGGTACTTATACCATTGACGAAATCAAGATTGATATGGCCACAGGTAAAATTACCCAGAACGGCCGCAACATCCTTGGCGATTTAGATATGGTTAACAGTCGCTATTTTGAATTGAGACCAGGTGTAAACACCTTAAAATGTGACAATGCCACCATAACTGCAGAGTTTAGGGAGGTTTATCTATGATTTATCTCTTTGATAAACTGGAGCAATTAATTGATACAGTTGGCCATCAGGACTTGCTATCGTGGCATTTTAAGGTCAAAAACAATGATTGGGACCAAGCTAGTTTTGAAGTGCCAATTGACTATGACATTGAGCCTTTTGTCTACTTTGGTTTTTTCCATAAAGTCCCAGACGAGGAAAGAGAGGTCTTCAAACTTTTTAAAGTTATTGATTATAACCTAGAAGACAGTAAATTTTATAAAGGCTTAGACAAAGCTGAGAGCGACCTCGACACCATTGCCATTATCAAAGACAAGCGATTTAGGCAATCGTCCGCAGATGCTTGTCTTGAAGATGCTTTAGTGGACACAGGCTACCAAGTTGGTAAAGTTGAAGGAATTTCTGAGGTTAGAACACTTAGTTATTACTACATCAGTCCACGAGCGGCTCTGATTAAGGTTGTAGAAGTTTTTAACTGCGAATTTAATGTTAGATACACCTTTGTCAATAACAAAATTACTAGTCGCTATATCGACCTTAAGAAGCGTTTTGGTAAGCCGACTGGAAAGCAATTTGAACATGGCAACAACCTGCTAAAAGTCGTCTACGAGGAATCAACAGATGACATCGTAACCTGCTTGATTGGCCGAGGCAAAGGCGAGGAAATCCAACACGAAGAAGCTGAGCCTAAAGATGTCGAGGGACACTTGCCACAGGAAGAAAGGCGGCAAGGCTACGGTCGAAGAATCGAATTTACTGATGTTGTCTGGTCGGTCGAAAAAGGCGACCCGATAGACAAACCAGCTGGTCAAAACTTTGTAGCACTAGATAGTGCAAGGGAAGAATACGGCTTGTCTCAAAATGGTGAGCTAAAACACCGCTGGGGTGTCTTTGTCAATGAGGAAATCGAGGATAAGACAGAACTCTTAAAAGCAACTTGGGAAGAATTGCAGCGTTTGTCAATCCCTATCAGAATTTACAAGGCAGAAATCTTAGACATTGGTCCAGAGACGTGGAAAGGCGACTCAGTAGCCATTATCTATGATGAGGTAAAAATAGCTTTTGAAACTCGGGTTGATGAGATTGATATTGACAAGCTTAATTTTAACAGGTCAGTCGTAACACTTGGTGATTACAGCGTTGTCCAAAATCGTGAGTCACGGTCTCGTAAAGAGGCTGTCCAAAACATGATAGATGAATCTTTAGAGACTATCACAGACTTAGGGATGACATTTCAGGAATTTTTGCAAGGCATCGAAAAACGCATCGAGACTGGCAAAAAGGAGATGGAAGACAATTGGCGCAAAGTTAACCTTGAATTTGATAACTTTAAAAAGAAGGTTGAGCAAGAAGGCTTGCAATTCAACACCTTGAAAGAACAAATCAAAGAAGTTGATGAACGCACCGATAAAGAGCTTGAAGAGTTCCGAGCCACCCTCAAAAACCTAACGTTACCGGAAGAAGCCATCAAAAAAATCACCGAGGCTATCAAAGTTGATGACATCCCGTCTCTTAAGCAAAACTTTGATGACTTAAAAAACAAGGTCAGCGAGACAAGCGAGACGGCACGTCTAAATGCCGAGATTATCGGTACAGACGGTAAGACCCGCTACAACAAAAATTTATTGGTTGGCGACCCTAACCGTGTTAAAAAAATTGATGAGGATTACATCGAGGTAGAAGCCAACGACGGTGGTTTTAAGCGTGGCGAGACCTACACGATTAGCTTTAGCCAGACTTGTGAGCTACTCAAAAAAGTGGCTGTCACGCTGACACAGGCTAACAACAAGGGAGTTAAACTGGTACTGACACCTACTAAGGCAAAAATGGAGCCTGAGACTTTTACTCTAATTAAGGACACAGAGGTCATCAACGTCTATCCTTTGAGCTACTCAGCTACTTTAAGCGGTACTTGGTATAAATCTAAGCAAATAGATTTAAATGCGTCAGAGGTGCAAAATATGGCTCTAGAGATGTCTTATAAAGAGGTTGTGGATGGTAAGGATGCCGCAATCACAGGGACATGGTCAGACAGCCCACAAATAATTTTAGATGGAGGTAAAAAATGACAGAAACTATACCGCTACGAGTCCAATTTAAGCGGATGACTGCCAAAGAATGGGCTCGCAGTGCTGTCATCTTACTTGAGGGTGAGATAGGCTTTGAGACCGACACAGGATATGCTAAGTTTGGTGATGGTAAAAGCCGATTTAGTGAGCTTAAGTACCTTAATAAACCAGATCTAGGTGCGTTTGCACAAAAAGAAGAAACTAATAGTAAAATCACCAAATTAGAATCAAGCAAAGCAGATAAAAACGCTGTTTACTTAAAAGCAGAGTCCAAAATAGAGCTAGACAAAAAATTGAGTTTGGCAGGTGGCATAGTGACAGGACAACTACGGCTTAAACCTAATAGTGGTATTGAGAAGTCATCTTCTACAGGAGGAGCGATTAACATTGATATGTCTAAATCGAAAGGTGCTGCTATGGTGATGTATACAAATAAAGATACTACTGATGGACCATTGATGATTTTACGTTCTAACAAAGATACGTTTGATCAGTCAGTTCAATTTGTGGACTATAGAGGTAAGACTAATGCTGTAAATATTGTAATGCGTCAGCCACCCACCCCCAATTTTTCCTCGGCACTTAATATAACCAGTGCTAACGAAGGCGGTAGTGCGATGCAAATTAGAGGCGTCGAAAAAGCATTGGGAACGCTCAAAATCACACACGAAAACCCAAGCGTTGACAAAGAATACGATAAAAACGCTGCAGCGTTATCTATTGATATCGTTAAAAAAAAGAAAGGCGGTGGAGATGGTACTGCTGCACAAGGCATTTTCATCAATTCATCCTCAGGCACGACAGGGAAGCTGCTTAGGATTAGAAATAAAAATGAAGACAAATTTTATGTAAATCCAGATGGTGGCTTTCACTCATATGCAGATTCAATCGTGGATGGTAATCTAACAGTTAAAAATCCAACATCTAACGAACATGCTGTGACTAAAAAATACGTAGATGAAAAATTTGATGAGTTAAAAAAGCTCATACAAAAAAAATAGATTAAGGAGGATAAATTGAGCAGAGACCCAACACTTATTTTAGACGAGTCAAAACTCGTCATAGGACCAGATGGTCGTATGCACTACACGTTTACTGCACAAGATGATAACCAAAAAGTCAGACTAGCCAGCAACTGTCTAGGGACAGCTCACTTTAATCAAGTCATGATTGAGCGAGGGAATCAAGCCACTAGCTATGTTGCTCCTGTTGTCGTTGAGGGTAGTGGTAAGTCAACAGGCGTCTTTAAAAGCCTTGAGGAGATGCTTAGAAGCTTGAGATCTATTAATTTAGAGCTGACAGACACCAAAGACTCTAAGCTTTGGTCAAAAATCAAGCTGACTAACCGTGGTATGTTGCAGGAATACTACGACGGTAAGATCAAGACCGAGATAGTCAACTCCGCACAAGGTGTGGCTACTCGTATCACAGAGGAGACTGGCAAAAAGCTAGCACTTATCAATGAGTCTATCAACGGTATAAGGCGAGAGTATCAAAACGCTGATAAAAAGCTATCAGCTAGCTATCAGCTGGGCATAGATGGTCTCAAAGCCACCATGCGTAGTGATAAAATCGGCTTACAAGCTGAGATACAAACAACCGCTCAAGGCTTGTATCAAAGGTATGATAACGAGATACGCAAGCTGTCCGCTAAAATAACCACTACCTCGTCAGGCACTACAGAGGCCTATGAAAGCAAGCTCGATGGCTTACGAGCTGAGTTTACTTATAGTAATCAAGGTATGCGCGTAGAGCTGGAGTCAAAAATCAGTGGGTTGCAATCAACGCAACAAGCAACTGCCAGGCAAATCTCACAAGAGATAAGTAACCGTGAAGGTGCTGTCAGTCGTGTACAACAGGGCCTAGACAGTTACCAACGACGATTACAGTCCGCAGAGGGTAATTACAACAGTTTGAGAGAGACTGTAGCGGGTTATGAGCGCAGGATATCCAATCAGGATAACACTATCTCCTCTAACTTTACACAGCTAAAAAGCTTGATAAATCAGTCTGTGACCTTAGGAAAAATTCAGTCCCTCTTGCGGCAATCTGGCGACAGTATCATGCTTGCGATTAAAGACAAAATCCCGCAAAGTAAAATGTCTGGCAGCGATATTATCTCAGCGATTAACTTGAATTCCCGCGGTGTGCAAATAGCTGGTAAAAACATCGCTCTTGATGGCAATACGACGGTTAATGGAGCTTTTGGGGCTAAGTTAGGGGAGTTTATCAAGCTAAGAGCCGACCAGATTATCGGTGGGACAATCGATGCAAACAAAATCAATGTGATTAATCTCAAAGCTAGCAGTATTGTTGGTTTAGATGCCAATTTTATCAAGGCAAGAATTAGCTATGCTATCACTGATTTGCTTGAGGGTAAAGTTATTAAGGCTCGTAATGGTGCGATGACAATAGACTTGCAAAGCGGTCAAATCAACCATTACACAAATGAGTCAGCCATGAGACGTATCGATAGCAATACAGCTAGTCAGTTTATAAAGATGACAAAGTCAGGCTTTATATCTGAGATAGGTAACATGCAAGCTGCAATGACGGTTATAGGCTCTAATAGCGATGGGTCAGAAAACCATGAAAATAAAACCTTCGGAGGCATAAGAATTTGGAACGGGAAGTCATCTTATCAATCGACAAGTTTTGTTGAATTAGTCGGTAACCGTGTAGCAATCTATGGAAATAAAAATCGTAGTCCATGGCTCTTTGACTCAACAACGTCAGGATATGCTTACCTTATCCCTCAAAATGACAGAGGTATAAAGCATGTCATAGGGAGAGCTGATCGTAAGATAGACCAAATCCACGTTGGAGATATCTATGTGCAAGGCGAACGTGTAGCCATGATGTTAAAAGATTTAGCACTTAAAATTGGCTATATAGGTACAGGTGGTTGGGCTAACCGCATAGGATAAATTAGGAGAAACAATGCAAGAAAAATTATTAGGTAAAATTATTAACGATTTAGCACTTAAAGTTGCTAATTTAACGCTAGAAAATGCTCAATTAAAAGCACAGCATGAAATCGAATTGGAAGAACTAAACGCACAATTGGATGAAGCAACAGCACCGAAGGAAGAAGGTAAATAAACATGAGAAATTGGAAAGTAACAGGAAAATATCCACAACTTGATGGCACAGGAGCAGTCGCAAGCACACATATTATTATCGCTGCTGAGGATGGAGCTGTTATCCCGCAACTTATTAAGCAAGACTTAACCTCAACTAATGACACAGAGATTATCAAAGCCGCTTTGGAAGAATTTAAAAAATCTGAATACGTTGAAATTGCAATGGGCGAAGCCGTGCAAAAAGTAGACGACCTTGAAAAAATCTCACAGGAAACCGCTAAGACCGCTAAAACAGCCCAAACAGCCGCAGGATTAGCTAAGGTGTCCGCAGAGCGTACACAGCGAATGATTAACTTGCAAACCATCCACATGTTAACGAGCGGCGGCAAGATTGATCCTGACATTTATAAAGGCATGCTTGAGCTAATCGAGCCAGCCGAAAAAGGTGAGTATCAAGCCTATGATGTCTTTACGGTGGTCGACAGTACTAAAGAGGAAGACGGTGAAGCAGGCGAAGGGAATCTAGTCTTTGTACACGTTAACGAAGCATTTGAGTATGACAAACAAACCTTAGAGGAGCTAGAGTCAGAAGCCAAAGTAACAGTTATCAAGTACGCTGATTTGGTTAAACAAGATTAGAGGTGGTTTATGGCAACAGAGTTGATATTTGGCGTTGGTGGCTTTATTTTAGCTATCGTCACGACTTACAATATTTTTAATGCAAAATCTATCAAGCATGCGACAGATATTACATTGTTGCAGTCTGAGGTAGAGCATTTAAAAATTGTTACACGCCAAAATGCTCGGCGGCTTGAAGAGCACGCTGAGCAAAATAAAACGTTGATTACAATGACAGAGCAAATTAAAAATTTAACAGATGATGTTAAAGATTTAAAAGATATGATGAGAGGAGAAATCAAATGATCAATTTAAAATTACGACTACAAAACAAAGTAACTTTGATGGCTATTTTGGGAGCTATCTTTTTACTGGCACAGCAATTAGGTATTAAACTACCATCCAATATTGCGGATATTGCTAACACAGCTGTGACGCTTTTAGTATTGCTCGGTGTTGTCACAGATCCAACCACACAAGGCCTGTCAGACAGTGAGCAAGCATTGACTTACCACGAACCAAAACAATAGGAGGGGACATGCGAGCAATCACACGATTAGCGTTAATACTAGCAATCGCAATACTGTATGTGCCGATGTCTGTGGTTGCTCTTATCTTTTATCCGTTTTTGGATGAGGAGGACAGATGACCTTTTTAGATAACATTAAGCAAGGCTGCTTAGATGGCTGGACTAAGTACAAAATCTTGCCATCCTTGACCGCAGCACAAGCAATCTTAGAGAGCGGTTGGGGCAAACATGCCCCACATAACGCTTTATTTGGGATTAAGGCTGATAGCTCTTGGACTGGTAAATCATTTGATACCAAAACCCGAGAGGAATATCAAGCAGGTGTTGTCACGGATATTGTGGACCGATTTAGGGCGTATGATAGTTGGACTGACAGCATTATTGATCACGGTAAATTTTTAAACGATAATCCACGCTATAAGGCAGTCGTTGGTGAGACTGACTATAAAAAGGCTTGCCATGCTATTAAAGATGCAGGGTATGCTACTGCGAGTGGATATGCGGAGCTACTTATCCAAATTATCAAGGAGAATGGCTTGCAGTTTTGGGATGCCGAAGTCTTAAAAAGTAATAAGGAGGAAACAATGACAACCGCAAATGAGATTGTAAAATACTGTGTCGACCTTGCCAATTCAGGCATGGGAGTTGATAAAGATGGTGCTTATGGAACTTAGTAAATTGGGTTCCTAACCCCGAGAATTGCTGGGACTCCCTTAGAGCATTGTAAACCACAACGTGTCTGGCAACAGAGAGCGTGACGGTTAAAAAATTACAATGATTGGGAAATCAGCAGGCGAGCCTCTATGGTAACAGTAGAGGAAGCTTCAACGACTAAGTGCTTGCAATCGCAAGACAGCACGGGGCAATTATGATCTAATAGGTTAGATGAAATTTGAGGTTTAACCTATGAAGACTACTGAAATAAAAGAAATTGGAAATGTTTTTAATAACTTGAGAGTAATTAGCTACGCAGGAAAAAACAAACACAATAAAAAGCTAGCTTTTTATTGTGTTTACTATGTGGAGCTAAGAAAAATATGATTTTGACAGAAGTTAGGACTGGAAAAAGCAAATCATGCGGATGTCTAGCTACGATAAAAGCCAAAGAGCGCCAGATGGTACATGGGTATAGCGGAACAAAGGTGCATAAAGCCTGGAAAGGGATGCGTCAAAGGTGTACGAATCCAAATTACGAACACTACCATAGATATGGTGGTCGAGGGATTACGTTTAGCGATGAGTGGAATGATTTTCAAATATTTTTGAACGATATGGGTTTTCCGCCAAGTGGCAGACATCAGCTTGATAGGATTGATAACGACGGAAATTATTGTAAAGAAAACTGCCGTTGGGTTCTACCTAAAGAGAATTGCAACAATCGTAAAACCTACCACAATAAGACAGGTTTTACCGGAGTCACAGAAAACACTTCTAAAAAAGGGCGTTATTCTGCAGTGTTTCATGTTAATCGTAAACACATCCAAGTTGGGACTTTTGACAGTCCGCTAGAAGCTTACAGAGCTAGAGTTAACGCTATAAAAAAATATAATAAAGAGCATAACACCAATTTAAAATATATAGAAGTAGAAGATTTATGATTGAAGATATAGTCTCATCTCTTGTGAAAGCAAGAGCTCGAAAGAGTGTTATAAGCTATACAAGTATTTTCAGAAATGAAATTACGGAGAGGCTTATAATTAAAGGATAATGCAGTGTGCTGACTTACCATGTTTTATCGTCAAAAACTGGTTCGGCATTGATTTATGGGGTAATGCCATAGACCTGTTAAATAGCGCATCTGCGCAAGGGCTAGAGGTCATATATAATGCCCCTGGAGTCAATCCCAAAGCTAGTGACCTTTTTGTCATGGAGGTAGCTGGTAGTCCCTACGGACATACAGGAGCTGTCATCGAGGATAGTGATGGCTATACGATTAAAACTGTTGAGCAAAATATTGACGGTAACTGGGATAGTCTGCAGGTAGGCGGACCCGCTCGCTTTAATATCCGCGACTTTACTGGCGTTATTGGCTGGATTAGATTGCCAGTTGATCACACTCACCAGACAGTAGATACAGCACCACAAAACTCGGACACTATCGTAGAGACAGCAAAAACAGGCACCTTTACCCTTGATGTCGCAGAGATTAATATTAGGCGTTGGCCAAGTCTAGCCAGCGAGGTTGTAGGTATCTACAAGCAAGGTGATACTGTCAGCTTTGATAGCGAGGGCTACGCTAATGGCTATTATTGGATTAGCTATGTTGGAGGCTTAGGTATGCGTAACTACCTAGCTATTGGACAGACTGATAAAGACGGGAACCGCATCAGTATTTGGGGTAAATTAAATTAGATAAGACAAACGCCCTCGCTTTTTGCGGGGGCTGTTTTTGTTATCAAAATCAATATGTAGTGTTAGCTAAAAAGTTATCTAACAAAATATAGTACTTGACAAATATGTTATAATTAAGAAAAAGGAGGTGTAATTGAGATGCATGCATTATTTGTTGCAAATTATATAATTGAGTATTCAAATAAAAAAGGCTACAAAATTAATAACCTTAAGTTGCAAAAATTATTATACTTCGTTAATGTAAGAAACATTCTTGAAAATGGAGCTCCGCTTTTTGAAGAGAGTATGGAAAAGTGGAAGTATGGACCGGTTGTTCCTGATGTCTATCATGAATATAAACGTTTTGGAGCTTTTTCCATTTCTACAGACGAGATGATTATGGAATATGTTGAATTCAGCGTCAGCCCATTCGGGGAGTTATCTGACTTAGAGATAACTGAATATGACTCACAAAAAGTAGAGAATACTCAATTGATTGAGAATACAGTTGATGCTCTGCATGGGTTCGGTCCGTTCGAACTTGTTGATATTACTCACGACCATACACCTTGGAAAAAGTATGAGGATAGAATAATGGACGGTGTCCAAGGAATTAAATATACAATCGAAGAAATAAAAGACTTTTTTGGACATAATCCAGGGGCTAAAATATGGGTACAATAGCTCCAGCGTTTATGGAATTATTACTAGATGCTAATTTTTGCAAAGCACCAGTAAATAATCAAGACACTTTATTAAAGGTTTATCATAGGGAAATGGCTAAAGATAATGTCACAATTCCTTATGAAATAATTGCTGAATATGTGTATAGTCACGAAGATAGCGTTGAAGAAAATGAGAAATTAAACTCAAATATCGACTTTATTATTTCGGAATTTTCAGGGACTGATACACAAAAAGATATTTTGATAAAAAACCTCGATAAAATAAAAAGCAATTATTCATTAGCTCAAACTCAGAAAAAATTTATACTTAAAAACTCTCAAGAAGCTAAAGATGTTCTGGAGAAGATTATCCCTGAGCTAAACACATTAGCAAAAGAAACTTCTAACCTTGCAGCTACAAATGACGAATTAAAAAAACAATCCGCAGAGACTGACGGTGTTTTGCAAAAAGTTAAGCAAGGAGTGGATGATGTTCGGAATACAAAATCTTCAATCTACACAGACTTTATTGCTATCTTAGGAGTGTTTTCAGCTTTTGTTTTTGTTATGTTTGGTGGTATAGATGTAGCAAGGGCGATATTTGACATTGGTAATGATCTTCAGACTCTTGATTTATCAAGGATGATTACTGTCTCAAGTCTAATGCTAATCGGTGTATTGACATTGATGTATTCTTTGTTGCTGTGGGTAGCTAGAATTACAGGTAAAAATTTTGGTAACTGCTATTCGTCAAAATGTGATAATGGGTGTCGGCATAAATGGCGTCATTTTCTCATGAGACATTCATTTTATTTTTCTTTAATGTTCTTACTTGTTTTAACAACTGTAGTTAGTCACTGTCTCTTTAAATAAAAAGCCAACCGCTCTCTTGATTGAGGGCGGTTTTTTGTGTTATAAGTAATTATTTTTTTAATTTTTTTCTTTCATTTTCAATTTCTATTTCTCGTTTTATTAACCTATGAAGGAGGAATGGAAGTAGTGCTAAAATAGAACAACCTGTAAGAAATATTGCACTTACTTTGTCAGAACGATTAGTTGATAAAATGGTCGATAAATTATTTGATAGACTATTTGTCAAAATAGAAGCAAAATATAATGAATTGAAAGCCAGTAAAATAGTATTCTTCCATCTATCTACAGTTAGCTTTTTATATTCTTCCTGCAAACCATCATATGTTTTAATAAGTTCAAAAGCGGAAACAATTATCCCATTAAAAAAAAATACTCATTAAAAGAACGATAAGTTCATTGTCATAATTAACAATATAAATTGGTATCACAGCTAAAGCCATTCCAACAATAACACTAAGTAACGATGCTTTTTTGGACCTTTTCATAAAATCACCCTTTTTCTTTCAATCTACTATACATATTACTCGATTCAATCATCCTCAACAAAGGCCGTTAAAACAGACTAATTTCTCAAAGTCCTATTTAAGGGACTTTCTAAATAGACGTTGTTTTTTTAAAAAATAGCACAGATAGTAGCCTATACTAATTTTTCTTCAAAATTTAACTTTATACAAATTACCCCAAATATTAAATAAATAATCTAACATTTGGGATAATGTTCACAATCTAGATATTTTTATTAAGTATAAGTTTATGTTAAGCCGCTTCTTCAAACTCTTCGGTTTCTAAATTACTATCTTCTTCGTTTTGAGTTGAATCTAGCATCATTCCTGTTTGGTAATCCAATTCAGCTAAAGGAGATACGTTATCTAATGTAACTGATGTTACTCCAAAGTTGTCTACACTTTCTTTTTCACTACCTAACTTAATTTGAAGTAGATCTCCATTTTCATCAATTCCAACATACTGTAGAACTACTTGGCGAGGAACTAACTCATTTTTATGATAAACAGGAGTAACTTTATAGTCTAGCCAGAAGTTAGGGTGTAGAGCTAACCAGCTATCTAATCTATTTTCATAATAGAGCATTCCTAAAGGATTTTTGTCACTAAAGCCAGTATTAAGATATTTTGTCATTGTAACTAGGTTTTTAGGCTCGTCATTTAAGCCGCTAAATTGGTAACCAACTAAATGGCCACGGTCCATTAACCAAGTTGTTTTTCCATTAGCGTCAGTCAATTTGTAATTATGCCAGCCAGGAGGATTGAATTTAAGTCCTTTTCGTTTAATATTAGGCTCATCTTGATCTTTTAGCTGGATGTGTGCGAAGGTTGGCCTTTGCAGATTGTCAAGATCGCCCAAAACTAATTGGTAGCTACCAGTGAATGGTAAGATTCCTGGTGTCTCAGTCGCCTTCGTTCCTAACAAAATTTCCGTGGTATCAGGGAAATTTCTAATTTTTCTGGCTGCCGTAACAGTACTTGTGGTAAAAGTGGTGAGAATAGCTATTAAAATAACAACTAAACCTTGCCAAGTACGACGATTTGATTTAGACATATCCATGTCCTCCTTTTATTATTTACAGGTTAATTATATCACTTTAAATTAAAAAAACTTAAAATTAATAAAATTAATTTATCAATAATATTACGCTAAAATTTCTTTTTATTTAATATTCGCTAACAATCAATATTTTAGTTTGTAACAAAAAAGATGTTAATTAAATTTAAACGACCTTTAAATTTAATTATATTATTTCCTGTAAAATACGAATAAATAAGTAGGAGGGTAAAAATGCTAACATACGACGAGTTTAAACAAGCGATTGACCGTGGATATATCACAGCAGACACAGTTATGATCGTGCGTAAAAATGGACAGATTTTTGATTATGTTTTGCCCGGTGAGCCTGTGAGACCGTGGGAGGTTATGACAGTTGAAGTAGCGGGAGAAGTGCTAATGGAATTGAGGTGAAAGGGACAAAAAAGGGACAAAAATATTTTAATTAATTCCGTTTATTTAAATGCTATTTAAAAAGATAATCAAAAAAAGCCTTTATTTAAAGGCTTTTTAAGTTATTCAAAGTTACCTAAAATATGATAAATCATGTTTTGCATGTTCATCATAAGACTATACTCTCCTTAATTTAATACTAACTATTATAACACATAAAAAGAGGCAATAAAAACAATGTCAGTTAGTAGACTAGCCTGTATCAGTAAGAAAGTCGCTATGGATAAGATGGATTAGCAGCAAGGGTCTGGCTAATGACAGAATAAGTCTAGAAATGGACTATTTTTGTCATAGACTAGTCCGACTTAGTGGTTATCTAATTCACGATCTTCTTTAGCTTGTTGTTCTAAAAGAATTTGTGCGAAGTCAACCCACTTAGTGTAGTTATTTTCGGATAATTGTTCTGAAATCATCGCTAACTCTCGTTGTGGCAACTGATAAGAGACTCCCTTACTTTCTAAGGTTAAATCTTCTTCCATTAGGGCGGTTAAACTAACATCAAAGATAGCAGCAATATCACTTAATAGACCAGATTTTGGAGTATATTTTCCTTTTTCCCACTCACTGATTGAAGAAGAGCTTTTTCGTCCTAGGAGATTAGCAAGTTCTAATTGTTCCATGTTCTTTTTTAATCTAAGGTACTTTAAATTACTTGCAAAAAAAGTTTTCTTGGCGGACAT